GTGAGCGGCATCAGTAGTGCCGAACTGACCACGGGTTAGGTTCATTACCCCGCCCGTGAATGACACAGCACCAACTGCTTCTGCATAAATCTCGGAAAGTTCATCTGCATTTTTAACAGTTTTAATGGTTGGGGTTGCAGACGAATTCATATATGAGAACTGTAGTCCATCGAATTTGATTACTTCCTGATCGATGTAGCAATATCCAGAGAAGTTACCCCATAGTAACACCTTATCGATATTGTTAGAGAGGGAGTCAGTACCAATATATAGAGACGTTGCGCCAGAGGTCAGTGTTCCAGTCAATAGCGCGCACCCCAGCAGGACTCCGTGCTCTGGCGAGTATAGGATTCGTGTCGCTGGTTTGTTATAGGCAATAAGACTTTTGTCTGAGAATGCCTTATTGGTGGGATCATTACTCTTTGAGGTTCCCGTTGGGAGGAACTTAGCAATGGCCTTGTTGACCGGCTGCTCTGTACTTTCGGAATGGTCAGCAATATCTGGCTTGTTGGCACCCGAGACCTGACCTAAGAATGTCCATTGTGGTGTTGATCGGGAGAATAGCCAGTTCTTCGTGGCAATATTCATGTACCCCTGCTCATCGAACCATACGGCATATTGGTATGATCGACAGATTGACTGAATTGATTCCCACGGAGTTTCATCCTTTGTGGTGTAGAACCAATCAATCTTAGGCTCAGACTCAGTTGTTAGTTTGCGAACACGAATTTTATTGAATCCGACAGCATCCATTAATCGAATAATTGCGGTTGTTGGAGTTACCGTGTTATGGACTAGTTCTGGCGAGTCAACATTCTGTAGGATAAGGGCCTGGTCGAGTAGAGGAACCTCTGCGCTATCACCCTCAGTAATATTCCATGTATCACAGAATAGATCACATACGCGAATTACTTCGGCATTAATGGTAACGTCAATAGTTACTCTAGCATACTTCTTAGCGATATCTCCTAGTTTTAGTACGCCTCCCCCGGCGAGGCGGGTCTCAAATTCATTTCCTGTGTTTGAGAATGTAGCACTACCAGAATTTGCGCTAACAGTTCCAACTGGCGTAAGCATATCATCCTCAGATAGAGACTCTTCTGTAGACCATCCCTGTAGGTATGCAGATACATCTGCCTGTACGCGCGGAGACATTTCGATAAGCGCGAGGTAGCCATTCGCATTATTCATGGCAGTTGGGACAACACGCAATCCTGTAATCTGAATAGCGTCAGTCAGGGCTGGCGAGGTTGGCGCTGTTGTTGTCCATGAGCCTGATACTCTATAGAGTGTCACTGTTCCGTCCGCGCTGATCGCAGGGGTGGTCGCCAGCGTTGTCCAGACAGAAGCAATGTTAGCCTGAATTGTATAGGCTGTTGGGTAATCGAATGTATTTTCGAATCCAATAACTACCTTGTTAGCCCAGACAGCAGATGTATAGTCAATCTGTGCCGTTGGCATCTTGACTGATGATGTGAAGTATTTATACTGATCGTTAGGACCGGCTGCATAGTAGCGCGGCTTTATCGTATACCAATCATTTACGGCATCATAGGTAGCGGACATATTAAAGTTATTTAGCCAGTCGTGGCTCTGCCACGTATAGGCCGGTGGTGTACCCAGAACTGGTGCTGTAACTCTGATAAAGCGCGGGCGAACAATTCCCGCCGTGGGACGAACTGGACGAACGACTGATTCTAGCGGGTACTTATTTTTGAAGTACGCAACGCTCGACGCATTGCTACCATAAATGCTATCAGAGATAGCACCAATGGTTGCATAGCGATTCATATTAAGTTCTAGAATGCAGCGGTTACTCATACTAACCACTGTATTCTGCTTTAGGTAGGTCTTTGTTCCTGCACTACCGCGCATTAGACCTCTTCCATTTCAATAGAGACGTTGATAAGATCGAACCCCGTCGTTGAGCGGCCTGTGATTTCATATGCTGGTGGTGATGAAAAGACCACAGTTTTAGTAATGGTAGTACCTCCCGCATCGTCATATCGAAGATCAAGGGTGAACGAACCTGTAGTTGTACGATAGAAGTCAAGGATATCTCTGCCGCCCATAAAACCATCAATGGTTTTTGTTGTGAGCGAGGGAACCTGCGACCATGACACGGAATAGGAGTTCTTCGTTGCAATTACATTCTTGCGCAGAGTTCCATCTGCCATTCGACTAGACTTCTCAATACGATTAGGAGTAATCGTAAGGGGGCCTCTATTATGCTCGGTAACCCTTGTGGCATTCCAAGACATAACTGTATCGCGTGGTAGAATCATCGCTGGTATCCTCTCTTCTTGGCGTCAAAGGCCATTGCTTCACGTACTGCCGCAACAATCTCGCTCTTTGACGCGCCTGGCTCGGTGATATATACATTAACCTTTGTATCTCCATATTGTACAGGAGAATTAGCCATACCACCAGTTGAGTATTTCACCGGCCCGCCTGCATTGTAGAACATAGACTTTCCTAGGGCGTGGTATGCCACGTCCTTTCCGATAGCCAGACCACCATTTGCAAAGCGTCCTGCATTAAGCATATCCATCATGTGAGGACCGTACTTGGCTACAGAAGAAGCCTTAATAACATATTCTCCATTTGATAGCCAGGCAGGAATATCGTCAGATGTACCTGTACCCGGTCCACGGATCATTCCACCGGTAGCACTACCAGGAATATTTGCTGCCTTGTTTGCAGCAGATACACGAGCAGCACCCTGCGAGGGAGCGGTCATCCAGATCTTTAGGTTTTCAAGTTTCTTAGCAAGTAGCGCGCTATCTCCGGACATTGCTGCTTCTACAACCTTACCAACAAGTCCCCATGGCGCATTGGCAATATCTTTCTTGATTACCTTGAAAATTTCTGTTCCAGTATTCTCAAAGTTCTTCGGGAAGTTAATGCTCTTTAGGGAAGCCTCAATGGAAGATGATAGGTCTAGGCCAGACTTTTTGGCTGCCAATACCATCGCTGCCATCTTCTGATCCCAGGTTAGGGTAACGTCTCCCATAATCTTAGAAATAGCCGCGCCCAAGTCCTCCCACTTTTTAGCGACCTGCTCCGCTGCTACAGTGGCAGCATTAGATACAGCCGCGCCAGTTGACCTAGCACCAGCAGCAGCCTTAGAGTTTGCTGCATTCTGTGCGTCGATAACCTTTTGAATTGCGGCTAGTTTAGCGTCGCGCTCCTTTTCTAGAAGTGCAATCTTGGCATCTGTAGCACTCTGTTGTTTCTTTAGGTCATCGTCAACCTTGTCTTGCTTTTTGTTGGAGTCATATTCGTTCTTAATCTTGGCCGCGCCAGCAAAGTCACCGGATGCAAGCGCGGTGCGGTAATCGATAAGACTGTTAAGGTCACGCTTCTGACGCTCAATGCGTATTTTCTCTTTGGCTGCGGCATCTTCCTTAGCCTTTTCGGCATCCTTAACTTTCTTGATTTCAGTGTCATAGTAGTCCTGAACAGCCTTTTTACGCTTTTCTAGACCATCAGATTTAGTCTTACCAGCAGAATTACTTCCGCCTCCGCCGCCAGAGTTATTGGCTTTAGTAGATGCTCGGCCAGCAGCGCGTGCGCCAGCAGCCTTTTTCGAGAAGTATGAGGTGGCAGCATCGGCGGTATTTTTTAGCATAGTCTGTTCTGCGTTATATGTATCATAGTAGACCGCTAGGTGAACGGGGTCAAGACCCTGCATTTCCTGCCATGTTGAGATAACGCCAGCATTGACAAGGGCAATTGCTTGTAGCATCTGCTGGGTAGTCCAGCCCTTATCTGCAAGTGTCTGCATTGCGTTAGCAGTATCAATTGTTACGCCGGGGATCTGACCAAATGCATCAGCAAAGGTGTGGGCGCTAATCGCGCCGACCTGTAGGCTATCTGCGGTTGCTAGGAATTGATCGGTAGGCATGTTTACTGCTGCATTTGCTAGTAGTTCGACAGGCTTTGCTAGGGCGTCCCCCAGAGCATTACTGTCTGTGACCATCTGCTGCATTTCGGGGGACATCTTAGAGAATGTCTCATACAGGCTATTCCACTCTGACTCTTTTCCTAGACGCTGGGCGAATAGAGAGGTTGGGCTATTTAGTCCTTCTCCTGCATTCTTCCAGTCAGCGCCGAACATTTCGTGAAGTTTATCCTTAATCTTGCTGACATTCGGATCGATCTTTGTTAGCGCATCGTTGATTTGATCCTGTAGGGCACCCTTTCCAGTTGACATATTAAGTTTGATTTCTGTCGTCACGGGAAGAATATACTGGCTCTTTCCAGCGGCGGTAAGGATACCTGCAATCTGGTTACGAACATCGTCTGGCTTTACACCGGCGATTGTTAGTTCAGCAGCACGGGTCTTTAGTGTTCCCATAATTGAACTAGCGTCACTCTCGCCCTTAATAAAATCAAGCAAGGTCTTATCTGCACTACCATCGGCAGCGTTCTTCATAGCCTCAGCAATTTGGTTGATCTGGTCAAGCACAACCTTATTTCCCTGGGTAAATGTTGCAACGTTAACATCTTGAATCTTACTTAGAGTTAGCCCATATCGGCTAACAGCATCTTCTCCCAGAGAGAATGCTGCTTCTGTAACCCGGCCCATCTCCCCCATCTTGTCCATTAGTTGCATTACGGCAGGAATTGCACCACCGACGATTGCTCCTATAAGAGTTCCGACGCCAGGAATCATGGAGCCAACCATTGCACCCATTCCGGCCCCACCGGCAATATTGGATGCGCTGTCTATGGCTGTATTACCTGTATCTGGAAGCATCATTGGAATCATCGATGCCGCCATTGCAGCACCGCCTAGTTTACCGGCCATACGACCCTTAGACTTTTTAGATTCTTTCTTGGCAGCAGCGACTTCACCGGCAGCAATTTCTTCACGAATTGTTGCAGCCTCAACGTGCGCGCGGGCAGTAGCCTCTTCCATGTCGATTGTACGGTTCTCGTTTGTAAGTATGGGTGCTACTCCTGCTCCGGTGAATCCAGCCTTTCCAGAACTGGACTTTGATCCAGTAACAGGAGACACTAGTGCTGGTGCCTTTCGTCCCTCTCGGGAAGCGACAGCAGCGTTCTCGGCGTTGATACGGTTAGTAGCCTCAATTGATGTTGTCATAACAACAAGTTGGTCTCGGGCCGTGATTACGCCAGCATCGATCTGTTCCATGAGAAGTTTGTATGACATTTCAAGAGTCCCAGCGTTAGCCTTTAGTTCGACCAATACCTGTTCCTCGGTCAATGTACTAACTCGGGCCACCTCACTAGCAAGGCCATCTCGGGCAGCGGTAAAGTATCCCTCAAAGATAGAGGTAAATCCATTAGCAATTGCTAGCGCCTCAGTCTTAAACCTATCACGCAGTTTCGCCTGGGCGGCTGGATTACCAACATTCTTTGCTACTTCCTTTTCAATTTCTGCATAGAGTTTGCGTAGTTCCGCAGCCTTTGCATTACCAACTCTATTAAGGGTCATTTGCCAAGCCTCAATTGACGCAGCACTATTGATTGCTGCATTGGGGTTGAATCTCTTCATGTTCTCAGAACCCGGCCCACCATAGAATGTCGCGGCGCGCTTGTCCTTATTAGATTCGACGCCCTCTGCACCCATAGAAAGACCATACCTTAGGGTTGGGTCTTGGAATCGACCGCCACCCAATTTGGTATCACGATAGACCTGGCGTGGAATGCTGTGACCATACTGATATGGCTGGTGTCCAGGCACAGATGTTTGTGCTGCAAGTAGGGACTCCTTCTCTGCAACGGCAAGAGCAGATAATTCCTTTCCGGCTCCGAGTGCGGTTCCAGCCATTTCTGCTAGACTTTGCTCTAGTTTCTCAATTGCACTAGTCAGGGTTGAAACTGCTTTTGCCTGATCAAAGAAACTTGATGATAGGCTGTTTGATAGCATTTCTGCTGCCTGCATTTCAGGGGTGATGTATGAGTATGCGGCCCCGGTTCCGCGAATTTTTTGGATCAGGGCATTAAGGATAAGTCCACCCTTAACGATTGTTCCGAAGAAGTTAAGCAAAACACCGCCGACCATAACGATAGGTCCGATGACTGCTGCGAGTACCGCACCCCAGGTCAGGAAGTTCTTTAGCCAATCCGGCATTCCACCGAATGCTTTAAGCATCCAGTTGGCGACATTTAGGGCGATAGTTCCAACCTGTAGGAATGATTCACCGATGCTCGCTAGAGTAACCTTCATTGATTCCAGGGCGCGGTTCCACTTACCAGATGCGCTCTCTGTAATCTGTGACAACTCTCGGTCAGCGACGGCGGCTAGTTGCTTATTTGAAGCAGACATCAACTGTATAACCTTTTGAGTCTGGCTTCCATCCTTTCCAATGTTATTGAATAGGGCGGTCATACGGGCTACCTGATACTTACCGAACAGTTGCGCTAGCGCAGACTGGCGGTTTAGTGGATCAAGTCCGTCAAGGTCTTTCTTCAAAGCCATAATGGTTGCGGTGATATTTCCGGCATTACCCTTTACAATGGCCTCGATATCGATTCCGAATCCTTTAAGGAATTCGCGGGCTTTCTTCGTCGGTGCGATGATAGAGATAAGACCTGACTTGATTGCGTTAGCACCCTGGGCAGCATTAACGCCACCCTCTTTCATGGCTACCATGTAAAGGGCTAGATCCTTAAAGTCTCCACCTAGACCCTTGACAACTGTACCGGCGCGAGGAATTGCCTCGGTCATATCCTGTAGGGTCAGAGAGGTTTGGTTTTCTACAGCATTTAGGAAGTTAACGGAATTTGTAAGTTCCTTGGTTGGAACCTTGAATGCTGAGGTAAGGGATAGGGTTGTCTGCATTGCAGCCGCGCGGTCAACTTCACCCAGGGTTGCAAGGCGAATTGCAGCACGAGTCTCATCGATAAGTTGAACTCCGGTAGCGCCAGTAGCCGCGAAGTCACCGGCAAGGGCGATTGTATCAGTCATGGAGGTTCCATAAGCCCCGGCCAATTCCTTTGACAGAGCGATAACCTCTAGACGAAGTTCCTTAATTGCGGTTGGAGAAACACCATTAAGGTCTCCGTATACCTTCTGTAGACGGACAAGGCCAGCATCCATATCAAGGAATGCCTTACCAGCAGCCGCCCCAAATAGGGAGATAGGGATTGTCAGACCAACCATCATCTGACGACCGGCCCACTGAATGTTCTTACCCATATCGATGATCTTACCGGAAGCCTTAGAGATAACCTCGGTGAAGATCTTCATTTCCTTGTTGTGAAGCGCCTGCTTCGCAGCAGCAGATGATGCATCATATCCAGTTGGAGTATTTACACTGACTATCTTTTTACCGGATGCATCAGTACCGACTTGCTTAACAACGGAGTTTTGGAGTGCGAGTTGCTGCTTGGCGAGTTGCTTAATCATACCCTCGCGGCGACGAACAAAGTTCTGAATTTCCTGGTTGTAAGCCTTGAATCCAAGTCTATTCTCGGCCATCTGCTTGCCCCAGGTAGCCTCGGCGGCGGTGATCTTGTGGACAGAATTGATATACTGTCCGCTAGATGCTAGAGTCTGGTCAAACTTGTTGAATACGCCAACAACTTCCTTCGAATCGATAGTACGAAGGGTTGCATTCATCGCTTTTAGGGATGCCTCCACACGGTTTACCTGACTGGCAATTTCGTGGAAGTTGGCCGAAGCCTTAAATTCAATGTCTACAATTGTTGTCATTATTCTGTTTCATACCCGAATGCATTTACGCCGAAGTCATCTGAGATTACCGCGTTCATATCGTTCACCGCGTCGTCTCCCCAATCCTGGCCGGTGGCCCTTCGTGCAATATCTGCAACAGTCAATTCAACTATATCCTCTTCTGGGAATGGGTCTTGCCCGTGGGCAGACATAACCATCTTGCGGAATAGTTCCTTGTCCTGCTTACGTAGATGCTTTGCAGTCTCTACGAGTTCGTGTATTGTAAGTGATTCCTCCAACTCTTCATATGATTTCCATGCACCTGTCTGACTAAAAACTTCGACCTCTAATTCAGCGAGGTCAAGATCATCCCAACTTACTCTTCCATCATCGCCGCTACTGCTTGAATTAAATTTGGATCATTCAGTTTAATTCCGGTAGAGATTTCGATAACCTTGTACATAGACTCTAGGTCAAGGGTATCCTCTAGTTTGTCACGGTCCCCGGCCAACTCTGGGGCTGGGCCTAGGAGACAAATTACGGCTAGGTCGAGAAGCCCGTCGATTGCCTTGGCTTCATCGGTATTGTCCTCAGACTGTAGTTTTGCAAACTTAGTCTGGAATTCCTTCATCTTACGAATGTTTAGGGGGCGCAGTTTAACTACCGAGCCGTCTAGAAGTTCAATTTCTTCTGTGTTGAATACAGTCTTAGCCATTTATATCTCCTTTGGTTGTTAGTCAGATTATATCTTGGAAATCCATATGACGCAAACAGAAAGGGCCGGTCCCGAAGGACCGACCCAGACTGTAACAACCAAACTCAGAATCCGCGATCTACGATCTTGCCGTATGCGTTCGAAGTTGATGCTAGTGGGAGTACACGGAATGAAACTGGGAATACAGTTACATCCTCACGCTTTAGAGCGTGTGTTGATGAGTCGATTGACATTGCGCGAGCCAGGTAGTAAATACGCTCAGAGTTACCTGAGACTGGACGTGGACCTGGGCCAACGAATGTTAGCGAACGCTCAACAGGGTAATCGCCAAGTGCTCCACCTAGTACCTGAACGGAACCGGTTGCGCCCTGTACGGGAACTGTGTCAGTATCAGTTGATGCTGAGTAACCTGTTGCCTGGTTCATGGTAATGAAAAGGTTTGCCAGTGTTGCCTCGGAGAACGAGGTCTGAATGGTAACCTTCATGGAGGTCTTGAATAGACGAGCAGCGTCTAGTAGTTGATCTACTACTGCTTCGCCGTAGTTTGGTTCATACATTGTCGAAATACCGTCTGTGGTGTAACCAATATCATTCCAGTTTACGTCAGATGCGAGGGTCACTCGGGCTGAGGTGCTGGCGATGAATGTTGGTAGTGCGGCTGCGGCTGTACCGTCCTGCTTTGTTGCTACAGAGAGATACGCTGATGCTGCTCCAACGATGATATTACGAACTGATGGTGCTCCTGCCATTTGCTAACTTTCACCTACCTTATCTTTGTGTGAATTTTCTGCTGGCTAGGCACTTCCTCAAATCCCACTATAGACCCAGAGACATTAAAATGCAAATTATGCGAAGTTACCGGAAGTATCCAGATAGCGGACGTAGGTGTAGTCGATGATGACCTCGCCGGTAGAGCGCCCACCCTCATCGGTTGACTCTCCGCTGACCTCTGTTTTCATCACGTAGACACAGTGGAAATTGTACTTTCCACTTAGGCCGGAAGTTTTATTGATAAGTTGTGCTGAATCGTCAAACCTACGCAAGAAATCAACCATAACGTTCTTGATGGAGATAATTTTATTGACATCTGGGCAGAAGATCATAAACTGAATGGAGTCGCGTGAGCGCCACCAGTCGGTGTCATTTGTGGCATCTACCGATGAGGTCGTGTAAACGATGTAGGGCTTATCACCTAACTGGTTATAGAACTCTGGTAGTTCCTGTACGGGGACAAAGGGAACTACTGTAATACCTTCATTAGATAGCAGGTAGTCGGAAGGGGACATTACCCCAGCCGCCTGCAATTTATCCCAGATGAATTTGATTATGTCTTGTGAGGCATCTACTTTATAGTCAACCATTGTTACCACCCATACTGAGCCGCCCGGACTGCTTGTTTTGCCATAGACTCGACGGCTGTCTTTGAAATTGTTCTATGGAACCCTGCATGAGTAATTGTAACAGGGATTCTTTCCCCGGCCCGCTTCATTACCTTGATCGGGCGGTCGAGGACACCGCTAGACTTTAGTCTCTTAGTTGCTAGGCCAGACTGGAAATATGAATTCATTGTTCTGGCAAAGCCGAACTTAACTCCGCGACCGCCAGGGAAACGGATTGTCAGTGGGCCGCGAGAGAATGCAATTCCGCGCTTATTGCGGTATCCACGGAATTTTCCAGTTGGGATTGCCAGGTAGTTATCGCCAGTAGGACGAATTGTAACCTTAGTTCCCTCTTCCATGATGAAGGCTTTACGGCGAAATACACCAGTCTTAGTTACTACCTTCCCGGTTGGGCCGGGAGTCTTTAGGATTGGGTTGATGGGAACTTTGGTCCGAGAGTTGACAAAGTTATATGTCACTTTGAATCCATGATCTGTCTGCTTTGAACGCTTGATCCTGAACAGTCTTTTGCCGGGTAAGCCGACCCCGCCCCACTCATAGACGTGGTGAAGTTTTGATGGGTCCATCGTCGCTGTGCGGTCAACATATTCACCAATCTGCTTATCGAATACCTTCCAAACAGCATCAAGATATTTTTCCATCTGCTTTCCAGTAGCAGACTCATATGCGACCATCAATTCATAATAGAGGGCGGCAGAGATTGCGACGGGAGCATTAGTCTGAATAGAAACCATACTTCTGTGCCTTGGTGGTACTGATACAGAACCTTGGTAGTCGGCAACCTGTGGCTTATTAGCCATTTTGTACCTGTACTCTCTTAGCAAGGACTTCGTATTCGATAACCGCCCCAAATGGGTCAGAGATTGAGGTCACACCCTGAACTTCAAATACAGTAGCGGCTTCGCCACGCTCGTACTCTGACCATAGAAGGACGCCATTAGATCCACGAATGTTTGTGATTCTCTGGCGACGATTCAACTTCTCTCCTGTCATAATTTTGATAAACTCATACTCAGCATAAATATCGTTTACCTTTTTACCAGATGCAGCATCGGATACTGCATCAGTCTGAATAGAGCGAGCATAGCACGTAATACTATGATCTTTTGCCCAAGAGTCTGCAACTGCATATGAG